GGTGCCTCATGGCATGGGATCTGGATGGACACCAACCCCATGGATGATGACCACTGGTGGCACAACATGGCCGAGAAGGAAAAGATGACCGGCCCCTATGCCTGGAAGTTCTTCAAGCAGCCTGGCGGCGTTGTGCCGGTCGATGTCGAAGACCTGCCCGAGATGCCCGAGGCCCAAGACCACATTTACAGCGCTGGCAAGTGGTGGAAGCTCAACCCTCGCGCCGAGAACGTCAACAACTTGCCCGGCGGCTACTACCAGCAGATGCTGCTTGGCAAGAATCTGGACTGGATTCGCTGCTACGCGGGTGGCGAGTACACCTATGTGCAAGAAGGCAGGCCCGTCTGGCCAGAATACGAGGACAGCTCGATGTCTGGTGACGTGGAAGTGAGCAATGATGTGCCCATCCAGGTCGGCCTGGACTTCGGATTGACCCCGGCAGCCACCATTGGCCAACGTTTGCCCAACGGGAGATGGCAGATCTTGCATGAGATCGTGACCTTTGACATGGGTCTAGAGCGTTTTGGCCAGCAATTGCTTGCCGAGCTCAATTCCAGGTACCCAAACCACCAGGTGATGATCTGGGGTGATCCGGCAGGCATGGCCAGGGACGCAATTTATGAGGTCACAGCCTTTGATTTTCTGCGAACCCTGGGACTCAAGGCCCAGCCAACGGCCAGCAACGACTTCAAGGTGCGCCGCGAGGCCTCTGCAGCCCCCATGCAGCGCCTGATCAACGGCAAGCCGGGGCTGATTGTCAACCGCGAGTGCAAGCTGCTGCGCAAAGCCCTGGGCGGCGGCTACCACTTCAAGCGCGTGGCCGTGGGAGCTGGCCAGGAGCGCTTCAGAGATGCGCCAAACAAGAACGAACACTCACACATTGGCGACTCATTCGGATATTTGATGCTGGGCGGTGGCGAATACAACCGCATGACCCGCACAAACAGCTACGGTGCCAGGCCACTTGGCCAACTCAATGCCAATACTGATTTTGATGTCTTTGCTTGAGGCATATCGCCACGATATACAGCACATTGCATCATGTACAAACACCAATAGAATCTATTGGAACTGAAACTGTGGGGTGACTATGAAACGCAACAAACGCATGATGGTTGAGAAGTCAATCAACGGGGATCTTGAGGGGGCTATGGAAAAAGCTGCCCAAAAAGGTCGCGGCACTGATGACACGGTTGGCCACCTGACAAAGGGCGAGGTCATCATCCCCGCCCAGATCATGTCTGACCCCAAAAACAAGCAGATGATCGCCGACTTGTTCAAGAATTCTGGCGGCAACCTGGATGAGTTCACGGTTGGCCATGAAAAGAACAAGATCAACCCAGAAACTGGCCAGCCTGAGTTTGTTTGGTGGGTTCCATTGTTGGCTGCTGCTGCAACCGTCTATGCCGTAAGCGAATCCAGAAAAGCATCTGCTGAAGCCCGTGATCAAGCCAAGCGAGCACAGGCAGAATCCATGGAGCAGGCACGCCTGGCGCGTGAAACTGCAGCCGCTGAAGCTCAGAAGTCACGCGAAGCAGCCATCGAGGCGGCGCGTCTATCGCGTGAGCAGTCTGCCGCTGAGTCACAAAAGAACCGCGACCTGCAGGCCGCTTCCCTAGAGCAGCAAAAATCCGATGCTGCGGCCAGGCTCCAACAAACCCAGTTGACTGCCGATGAGCAGCGCAAGCTGATGGAGAACCTGACCTCCCAACAAAGCCAAGCCGCAGAGGCCGCCAAGGTGCAGCTCGCCGAGCAGCAAAAGCAATACCAAGAGCAGAAGATCTCGATGGAAAAGGCAGCAGCCGACCAGGCCGCAGCGCTGGAAGCCGAGCGTCGCAAGATCGCCCAGCGCGAGTCATCTCAGATGACGGCTCGCCGCCGCAGTGGCCGCCGAGCTCTCTTGTCAGAAACCAGACTGACACCAGAAACAGGCCTTGCTGGCATGGGCATGGAAGATCAGCAAGTCACATCCCTGCGTGGGTACTGATATGCCAGACAAACGTGCAATAAAGAAAGCGGTCGAGCTATTGCGCAAACATGGGCGTGGTGGCGACACCATCCTTGCTCACATCAACCCCAAAGAAGCTGCAGCACTGAAGGCAATGGGTGGCTCTGGCCAGCCAAATCCAACTACCGGCCTCCCAGAATTTATAAATATTTACGATGAAAACAAAAATCTGATTTCTTCTGGAGGTGCCATCTCAACAGAGGCAATGAATCTTGAAGAAAAAGCGCTTGATGCTGAAACGCAAAAATATATTGATCAACAAAAAGCCATAGCAGAGCAAGAGCGCATAGCCTTTGAGAATGAGCAAAGAGCATATGCAGCACAGGCAGACGCACAGCGCCTGGCCGATCAGGAGGCATTTGCCAAAGCGCAGGCCGAGATCGAAGCAATAGCGCAAAAAGAGCGCGATGTCATCACCAGGCAGGCCGCCGAGTACGACGCGCAACAGAAGAAGTTGCAAGAAGAGGCCGCTGCTGAAGCGCTGAGATTGAAGGCCGAGCAGGCAGCACTTGAACAGCAGCGCGTTGAAGCCGAGCAGCAAGCGGCCCTGGTCAAAGAACGAGCACGCACCGAGTTTGAAGGTGTGCAGCGCGAAGGGGCTGAACGTGAGGCTGGCCGCAAACGCGCCGCCAGATCCGCAACGGCCAGGCCGCTGCTTATGGGGACTGCCTCAGATAGAGGCCCACAAGCGCTGGGATATGGCGGCAGCATGGGTGGTGGCGGCACACTGGGATCAACACAAACACTGGGAGTTGGATGATGGAAATGAAAGACAAGATGCAACAGAAAGTGGCCAAGGTGATGCGCGAGTACAAGGCTGGCAAGCTCAATAGCTCAAGTGGCGACAAGGTCACCAACCAGAAGCAGGCCGTGGCCATTGCAATGAGCGAAGCCGACAAGCTCAAGAAAGGCAAATGATGGCAACCCGCCGCAGCATGATCGATGACGTTGAGGTTGAAGAGGAGGTCTATGCCTGCCCCATCGCAACACGCGATTTGAAGGCAAACCTCAAGGCTCGCAACTTTGCGTTTGAGAACTACGGCTATGGCCCGGCCAATCCCAACGACACAAAAAACAATCGTGGGTTTTGGCTGAAGAAGGCCACCATGCTCAACACCAGCGTGATGGAAGCCATGGGCATGCGCTGCGGCAATTGCTCGGCATTCATTCAAACCAGCCAGATGCTGGAGTGCATCAAGGCTGGCATCGAGGCCAAGGATCCACAACAAGAGGCTGGATACGACGAAGACGTGATCGAGGCTGCTGGCCTGGGTTACTGCGAGCTGCTGCACTTCAAGTGCGCCGACACGCGTACCTGTGACGCATGGTTGGTCGGTGGCCCCATCACTGACAAAAAGGAAGAAGAAAATGGCGACGACTGAAGCACCAGGCGGCATGCGCCTGACCCCAGAACAAATCTTGAAGCGCCAGCAAATGGCGCAGACCAAGAAGGATGAGTTTCAACAGCTCTACCAAGATGCCTATGAATTCGCCCTGCCCCAGCGCCAGCTTTATGGCGTGTGGGAAGGCGGTGCCGTTGGCTCCAAGAAAATGCAGCGCGTCTTTGACAGTACAGCAATCAACAGCACCCAACGGTTTGCGAACAGATTGCAGTCTGTGGTATTTCCACCACAACGCAAATGGTGCCGCCTGGATCCCGGCGTTGACATTCCCCTGGAGCGCAGAAGCCAGGCCCAGCAGATCCTTGACCTGTACAACGAGAAGATGTTTGCTGTGCTCAGACAGTCCAACCTGGACATTGCCATGGGCGAGTTCTTGCTCGACCTGGCCGTGGGTACTGCAGCCATGATGGTGCAGCCGGGGGACGATGTCTCCCCGCTCAACTTCATCCCCGTGCCGCTCTTCCTGGTGAGCTACGAGGAAGGTGCCAACGGCCAGGTGGACAACGTCTACCGGCGCATGCGCATGAAGGGTGAAAGCATCCAGCGCCAGTGGCCAGATGCCAAGATCCCTGACGAGATGGCCAGGCGCATCGAGCACAAGCCAACCGATGACATTGAGCTGCTGGAGGCCACCATCTATGACCACAAGCGTGGCGACTACTGCTATCACGTCATCGACAAAACATCCAAGCAGGAGCTGGTCTACCGGCGCAAGACTTATTCACCCTGGGTGATCTCGCGCTACATGAAGGTGGCCGGTGAGATCTATGGCCGTGGCCCATTGATGACCGCCCTGCCCGACATCAAGACGCTGAACAAGACCATCGAGCTGCTGCTCAAGAACGCCAGCCTGGCGGTGTCTGGTGTCTACACGGCGGCTGATGACGGTGTGCTCAATCCCAACACGGTCAAGATCGTGCCTGGTGCCATCATCCCGGTAGCCAGAAACGGCGGCCCCCAAGGCCCGGCTTTGCAAGCCCTGCCCCGCTCTGGCGACTTCAACGTCACCCAGCTTGTGATCAATGACCTGCGCTCCAACGTCAAGCGCATTTTGCTGGACGAGTCGCTGCCGCCAGACAACATGAGCGCCCGGTCGGCCACCGAGATCGTCGAGCGTATGAAGGAGCTCTCGCAGAACCTGGGGTCGGCCTTTGGTCGCTTGATCAACGAGACCATGATCCCGCTGGTGGCCAAGATCCTGGAGGTGATGGACGAGCGCGGCCTGATTGATCTGCCCCTGCGCGTCAATGGGCTGGAGGTCAAGGTCACCCCGGTGGCCCCGTTGGCCAACGCACAGGCCATGGACGAGATCAACGCGGCGATGCAGTTTGCTCAACTGACCCAGCAGATGGGGCCAGAGGGCACCGTGGCCGTCAAGTTTGGCGACATGATCGACTACCTGGGCGAGAAGCTCGGCGTACCTGCAGCCCTGCGCAATGACGCTGCCGAGCGTGCATTCTTGCTTGAAGAGCGCCAGGCCCAGCAGACTCAAGCCATGGCCGCACAAATGCAAATGCAACAACTGCAAGGTGGCGCTGCTGCCCTGCCAGCACCTGCCGGAGCACCCGCGTGAGCTGGGACGAGCTCGATGCCATTGGCCAGAACACCGACATCCGCGATGTCGAGCAAAAGCGAGATGATCTTTCGCGCCTGATGCTGCGCGTCTTCGGCGACGAAGATGGCCAGAAGCTGCTGGCTTGGATGCGCGACATGTATGTGAATGTGCCCATCGCCGTGCCGGGCACAGACCCCTCGCATGCGTTTTTTGCCGAAGGGCAACGCAACGTCATCAGGGACATCGAGGCGCGGATTAACCAAGCAAGGAAACTATGAGCGATACAGCAACAGTCGAGCCCGGTGAAACCGGCCTACTTGACAACGTGCAAGTGACCGACGACACCAAACCAGCAGACAACTCACAGAAGGTCGAGATTGACCACAAGGCCACTCCAGCAGGTGCAGCCGAACCTGATGAGCCTTTAGAGCGGCCAGATTTTTGGCCAGAAAACTTTTGGAAGAAGGACTCCAATGAGCCCGATCTGGAGGGCATTGCCAAGTCCTGGGGCGATCTTCGCAAGATGATCAGCCAGGGCAAGCACAAGGCACCAGAGGGCGGCAAATACGATACCGCGACACTGGGGGAAAGCCCGGTGGCCGGGGCGCTGACAGAGTTTGCAGTTAAGTGGGGCTTGCCGCAGGCAGCATTTGACGAGCTCGCACAACGCACCATGGCCATCGCCGAGGAGTCAGCAGGCCCAGCCATCGACACCAAAGCCGAGATCAAGGCGCTTGGCCCCAATGGCCAGGCGGTGATCAATGGAATGGTTGACTGGGCTCGCGGCCTGGTCAACAAAGGCGTGTGGGGCAAAGATGACTTTGAAGAGTTCAAGATCATGGGTGGCACGGCAAAAGGCATGCGTGCATTGCTCAAGATCCGCGAGGCCTACGAGGGTCGCGTGCCCATCGATTCAGCGCCCATCGAGGGAGCGCCTTCCAAAGAGGAGCTCTACCAAATGGTCAACGATCCAAAATACAAGACCGATGCAGGTTATCGACAAAAGGTCGAGCGCATGTTCCAGCAATTTGTTCAATAACTCCAAGGCTGCCCAAAAGGCAGTTGCCATTTGACCCGGCCAGGTGCCGGGTCTTTTTTTGTCCAGTTCCCAACCGGGGGGTTGCGCTGTTGTAAAAAGGTCATACAATGCGCCCAAGGCCCACCGGGCAACCGACCCTTACCGCAGCGGATGCTGACGAGTGGCTGGCGCAACCAGCAAGCAATCGGCCCTGATTCTCAGGCTCACCGGCGCGAGAACCCAGTCCAACAACCGAATGAGGTATTCAAATGAGCGTTTCTCTTTCTAACGCCTTTGTGACTCTGTTCGATGCAGAGGTCAAGCAAGCCTATCAAGGCAAAGCAATGCTTGTCCCGGCGGTTCGCCAGCGTCGTGGAGTCGAAGGTTCAACTGTTAAGTTCCCCAAAGTGGGCCGTGGCGTTGCCACTGTTCGCGTTCCCCAAACCGATGTCACCCCTCTGAACGTAGGCTTCAGCACCGTCACCTTGACGTTGGCTGATTACAACGCCGCAGAGTACAGCGACATCTTCTCCCAAGCGAAGGTCAACTTCGACGAGCGCCAAGAGCTGGTGCAAGTCGTGGCCGGTGCCATGGGCCGCCGTCAAGACCAAATGATTCTGGATGCCCTCAATGGCTCCAGCACCAGCTTGACTGTCGCCAACAGCATTGGTGGCTCAACTACCAACATGAACATCGCCAAGCTGCGCGAAGCGAAACGTCTGTTGGACAAGGGCAATGTGCCGCCTGATGGCCGTAACATCATCATCCACGCCAACGGCTTGGCCAACCTGCTGTCCGAGACCAGCGTGACGAGCTCCGACTTCAACAGCGTCAAAGCGCTGGTGCAAGGCGAGATCAACACCTACTTGGGCTTCACGTTCCATGTGTTGGGTGACCGCTCCGAAGGTGGCTTGCCCATCGACGGTTCCCTCGACCGCACCTGCTATGCGTTCCACAAGGACGCAGTGGGCTACGGCGAAGGCATTGGCATGCGCACCGAGATCAATTACATCGCCGAGAAGACCTCTTGGTTGGTGAATGAAGTCTTCAGTGCTGGTGCTGTGGCCATCGATGACGAAGGTATCGTCAAGATCACCTGCCGTGAAACTTAATCTAGGAGACTGACATGGCTTTTTCATCTACTGGCTTCAATGCCGTTGGCGGTCAATCCAAGGCTGGCAATGCTCCCGCAATCTATACCTACGCATCCACAGACGCACAGTCTGCGATCCGCGTGTCTGGGTATTTCAATGCGGTTGCATCCATCCTCAAGGTTGGCGACATCATCTTCTGCTACTCGGCAACGGGCGGAACCCCTGTGATGTCCACTGCTTATGTGAATTCCAACAGCAGCGGTGTTGTGGATATCACTGACGGTGTGACCGTGACTGCAACGGACACTGATTAAACGGAGTCCAAATAGATGGGCCAACTCTTGGGCAACTAAGGGTTGGCCTTTCTCACATTAAGAGGTTCACATGGCTGCTGGCGATACCGGGATCACAATCTGCTCAGATGCACTCATCATGTTGGGTGCCAAGGCCATCAGCTCATTCAATGATGGCACCGACGAGTCAAGCACCTGCGACCGTCTGTACCCTGATATTCGCGATTCCACCCTGGTGGTGTACCCGTGGACATTCAACACCAAGAAAATACAACTCGCTCAGTTGGTGACGGCACCAACCAGCGTGTGGCGCTACCAGTATCAACTGCCTGGCGACCGTTTAAATAACCCACGGGCTGTGTACAACAGCTCGGCCCAAGGCAGCCCAGTCCAGAAGGAATGGGAGATCCAAGGCGATGCGCTGCTCACCAATTTGACCAGCGTCTACATCGACTACCAGTACAGCATTGGCGAGTACGCAATGCCCCAGTACTTTGTCCAATTGATGAAGTACATGCTGTCCTGGCATTTGGCCATGCCCATCACCGAACAATCAGACCGGGCTGTGTATTGGCAGCGCGTGGCTGTGGGTGACCCTGCTGAAAATGGCCGAGGTGGCTACATGCGCACCGCCATGAACATTGATGGCCAGGGCACGCCGACCAGGGTGATCGAAGACTACAGCTTGATTGCAGTGAGGGGCTGATGCCGCGCTTTGTAGACATTCAGACCAACTTCAGCACTGGGGAGCTTGACCCTTTGCTGCGCTCGCGGGTGGATTTGGCACAGTACAACAATGCTTTGTCCAAGGCCACCAATGTGGTGGTGCAGCCCCAGGGCGGCATTCGACGCAGGCCTGGCCTCAAGTACATGGCAGAGCTGCCCAACAGCAGCACCCCAAGCGCGGCCAATGGCGTGCGCCTGGTGCCGTTTGAGTTCTCAGTGGATGACAGCTACATGCTGTGCTTCACGCCATCGCGCATGTATGTGTTCAAGGATGGCGTGCAAATCACTGGCATCAATGGTGGTGCCAATGCCTACTTGTCCACCAGCATCACGGGGGCCATGCTGTCCGACATTTGTTGGACGCAAAGTGCAGACACCATGATCATTGTTCACCCGGATTTGCAGCCGGTGAAGTTGGTGCGCGGTGCGACCAATTCTGATTGGACGATGACCACGATCACATTCGACAGCATCCCCAAATATGCTTTCACGATGACGGTGACCAGCTCAACCACGCTGGGTGCTGGCCATCTGACACCAAGTGCTGTGTCTGGCAATGTGGAGTTGACATCGCAGAATTCTGCTTTCAGTGCAGCAAGCGTTGGGCAGTACATCAACGCGACACCACAAGGCCGCGCTCGCATCATTCAGTACACCAGCGCTACCAAGGTCAATGCCGTCGTTGAGTATCCATTCTTCAGCACAGCCAATATCGCCCAAGGAAGTTGGGAAATTGAGTCTGGCTATGAGGACGTGTGGAGCTCATCCAAGGGCTGGCCACGCACCGTGACTTTCCATGAGGGTCGCCTGTACTTCGGTGGATCTAAGTCTCGGCCTTCCACAATCTGGGGCAGCAAGATCAACTTGTTCTATGAGTTCCAGGCAAGTGAGTCGCTGGATGATGATGCCGTCGAGGCAACGCTAGACACCAGCTCGCTCAACGTCATTGTTGACATGATCTCTGGCCGCGACCTGCAAGTGTTTACCACTGGCGGCGAGTTCTATGTGCCTCAAGCTGGCACTGAGCCAATCACCCCGTTGACGTTGACATTCAAAGCGGTGTCGCGCAATGGCACCAAGACCGGCACTCGCGTGCAGTCCTTGGAGTCTGGGTCGGTCTACATCCAGCGGCAAGGCAAATCGCTCAACGAGTTCTTGTTCTCAGACACACAGCTCACCTACGTCACAACGCGCATCTCTCTGTTGTCTGGCCACTTGCTCAAGACCCCATCACGCATGGCGCTGCGCCGGGCAACCAGCACAGATGAGGGCGATTTGCTGATGATGGTCAACACAGATGATGGCAGCATGGCTGTGTTCTCAATCATGCGCAGCCAGCAAATTACCGCCCCGTCTGAGTTCACCACAGATGGTGAGTTCAAAGATGTGGGCGTGGATGTCACTGACATCTATGCAGTCGTCAAACGCACATTCAATAGCACCGACAGATACTTTGTTGAGTACTTCAGCTTTGATCGATTCACTGATTGCGCGTTTGTCGGCGGTGCCGCTGCAAGCGCCAGCAGCTTGCCGCACATTGGCAAGGCACTCAATGTCATTTGCGATGGCGTGCCACAGGGCAATGAGACCGTGAGCGGTGGCGGCTCGGTTACCTTTGACCGCGCCAGCACTACCAGCTACGAGGTCGGCCTGCCGTTCACCGTTTATGCCAAGACCATGCCGGTCGAGATCAAACTGCAGACCGGCACCAGGCTGGGGTTCAAGAAGCGCATTGTCGAAATCAATGCGGTGGTGAATGACACTCAGCACATTGCATTGAACAACAACCCTGTGCCTTTCCGAACATTTGACAACCCGCTGCTCGATGACCCAGAACCAGAGTTCACCGGCATCAAACGGGTCAATGGCGTGCTTGGGTATTCCCGCGAAGCCACTGTAGAAATATCACAAAGCCTGCCACTCAAGATGACCTTATTGGGCCTTGAGTACAAGGTTGCTGTGTCTGGAGGTACATGATGGCTGACGATTTTATGACCACAACTGAGCCAGGCTGGACTTCTAGTACAGGGCCGGGTGTTGATTACAAAACAGACACAAGTTTTCAAGACGTACTGGAAACTGGCGGGAAGGTTTTTAACGCTGTAACTGGTGCAATAAGCTCTGCATCACCATGGCTTCAACTGAGTGCTGATATTACAAAAGCTGGTGCCCAACAAGCGGCTGCCTATTATCAGCAAGGCATGTATGAAGTGCAGGCGATTGACACCCTGCGTTTGGCTCAGATCCGCACCGATCAAGATCAGAAGTATGCATCAATTCAAGCTGGCCGCAAGCTCAAGCAAGCCGAGATGCAGGCGCTCAACTACACCATTGCTGGCAACACCCTGCTGCGCGGCATGGAACGCGCCAATGCAGCCGTGCGTGCGCGAGCTGCTGCCAATGGAATAGTGGCTGGTGAGGGATCCGCAGCTTCTGTCCAGGCCGCCAATGTGGGGGCCACATACCGGGACGTGGGTGTCACAAACCTCAATGCTTTGACCGCTCGGATCATGGGCTATGAGGATGCCAGCGCCATGGTATTGGCAGCCAAAGAGCAGGCTGATCTGACCATGAACGCAGCCGAGACTCAGGCCAAGCAACTCAGAATGGCTGGCGAGTTCGCCGTCAAGTCTGGCGGCCTATTGTCTGGCGTTTCATTTGGCGAAGGCGTGCTGCGTTTCGCACAGACAAGGACACCTACATAATGGCCGATCTACCATTACTTCAATCTGGCCGCGTCGAAAACGTCGGCATTCCAGGTGCCGTGCTGCCCAGCGTACAAGCACCGCAAGTCCAGTATGTTGGTTTGCAGGCTGCAGCCAACTACCAGAACACGCTGGCCCAGTCACTTGACCGGCTGAGTGGCACGCTGTTTGGCATTGCCAAGGGTGCCGCCCAAGAGGCTGGTTTCCAGTATGTGGCTGACAACCCCATCACCGATGAGCAATTGCGAGCGGCCAAGGATGGCAACCCCGCACCGCTGCAGTTGGGTGGCAGGTTCAACATCTATGACCAGGCCGTGCGCAAGGCCAGGGCATTTGAGGTGTCCAGCAACTTTGAGGCCGAGGCACGCAATGAGCTGACCGTCATGCTCACCGCAGTTGAGCAAGGCATGGCCACATCCAGCCAGGTGCAGAGCAAGATCGCAACCATGATGGATGGGTACAGCAAGAGCTTGGCCGGTGTGGATCCAGAGGCCTCGCTTAAGTTCCGCGCCACCATTGCGACCATGGGCAACACCGTGTTGGCCAAGGCCGCAGAAACCGAAATCAAGCGCCAGAAGCAAGCGCAGGTCATCAAATTTGACCGCGACTTTGACAACAGCACCAGGCTGCTGGAGGCCGCCGTTTCAAGAGGGTATTGGCTCGACACAAAGAACACTCAGACCTACTACGAAAGCGACGGCACAAAATCTGTATCCCCGACGGTTCGATCAGTTGATGACCTGGCCGATGTCTTTCGGCAGACCATCAACACCAGCGCTTTGCTGATCGGCGATGCCAGCTTGCAAAAGACTTACAGCGACAAATTTGAAGCAGCGCTTAAGACCGCCAAGGTCAACGCTGTCAGCGCGTTTGTGACCAGCAAGGAATTCACACCCGACTTCAGCCAGGGCTTGACCATGCTGCAGACTGGTGACGTTGGCAAGATGAAGGATGTCTTTGCTGGCATGCCAAATGATGAGAAGGCCAAGGTGGTGGCCAACTACATGGTGGCCTTCAACAACCGCAAGGCCGTGCAAGATGCCCAGCGTGTTGAAGACAAGCGCCTGGCCGTGGCTGAGTTTTTACCGCTGTATGACAAGGCCTTGGCGCTGCCCGAGGGCAACCCCCAGCGCAAAGCATTGATCACCCAAATTGTTGGCATTGCCGAGCGTCAGCCAGATGCGGTGCCACTGGGTGTGCTCAAGGATCTGCTGGAGTTCAACAAGGAAGGCAACCCTATCGCAGAGTTCAATACCTTGCGCGGGATCTATGAGGGCACCATCACCAGCCCAGATCAGATCTTCAACAACTCGACATTGAACGGCAAACAGAAAGTGTCTTTGCTCAAGCTGCTGACCAGTGAAGATCGCCGCGACCAGCGCGACATCGATACCGGCCTGGCCAAGCTCGCCGGGATACCCACATCGCCAGGGTCGGTCACTGTGATCGACCCCAAGGGCAAAGAGTTTGAGCGCCTGCAGCAGCTCCGCGCCAATGCTTTGCAGATCCAATCTCAGGCCATAAGAGATGGCAAGGTGCTGCAGCCCAGGCAAATACTTGAGCAGGTGTCAAAAGATCTGGAGGCCAGACGCAATACCGAGCAGGCCAAGGCTGCACAAAGATCGTTGACCGAGGTTTGGGAGAAAAAGCCGTGGATCAATGGCCCCATCACTCGCGATTCGCTGCCAGCTCTGGAGCGCAAGGCGGGGGATGACAAGAACAAACAGCGCGAGATCACCCAGATCAAGCGACTACTTGAACAAGCAGAAGGGAATCAGTGATGGCCTACAGTTCGATTGAGGACAAATACCTGTCGGCTCTGACCGCTGTCCAATTCCCAGAAGCACCGATTGAGGAAGCTGCACCGCAAGAGATGGCACCAGGCCAGCAGCCGGGTGACATCTTGCTGGCCGAGGCTGGTTCGCGTGGGCTGCCAGAGCAAGCCTACAGTGGCCGCTACCCTGACACCATCAAGCCCATCGAGCCGACCGTGCGCGAGCGTTTGGCTGGCTTGTTGCAGTCCAGCTTTGAAGGCTTGGGCATGGATCGTTACAAGGCCCGTCAGAACGCTCAGACGCTGATTGGTGGCGGCAGTAGCAACCTGCCATTGAACATAGGCTTGGCTGACTTTGTGCCGTTCCTGGGCACCAGCATGCAGACAGAGGAAGCCGCCATCATGGGTGGCGAGGCTGTTGAGTCTGCCAAGCAAGGCAACTATGGCACCGCCGCGCTGCAAGCTGGTGGCGCTGCGCTGGGCATGATTCCTGGCGCTGCCGGTACTGTAAAGGCTGCAAAAGCACTTCCGAAGAATTTGCCTGTTGGCCTGAGTATCCAAGCTGTTGACGGGATCCCAACTGGAGCCCCGCCCGGCCCCAACTTGGTCAGCACCCGCCTGCCGACCGCAGTGAAAAAAACCGAGGATCCGCTGACCAGCAGGCTGGTGATCGACCTCCAGGCCGTCAAGCAAGATCCAGAAGCCTTTGCGCACAACATGGGACTGATTCGTCAGTACCCCAACTTTGCCAGCAAGGCACGCAACCCTGACAAACAAGCGGAAGACTTCATCACCGAGGTGAAAAACAATCTGCTGTTTCTGCACGATCAAGTGCCAGAAGCTACGCGCCAGCGCAGCAAACTCTGGTACGACGGCGCACGCAACATCACCGACCGCTTCTCTGTGGACTACGGTGTGCCTGATCAGGCGGTCTCTGGCGTGTTGGCCGTACTCTCGCCGCAGAAAGACTGGTTCATGAATGTGTCGCTGGGCCAGCGCGTCCTCGACATCGCAACCAAGCAGCAATCCACCCGCTGGGATTCCAGCATGGACGTGATTGCCAAGACCATCTTTGGCGACCCCAAATACGCGCCGATGGTCGATGCCATTCGGGGCAAGACCCTGGCCGAGGTTAAGGAGCCAGGCCTCAAAGCCATGTGGCTGCGAACCTATGACCAGGCAAAGAACCCACGCGAGCACCAGATCGTCAGCCCAGAAGGTGACTTTATCGGCGTGCGTATGAACCAAGATGGCAAGACCCCAACACAAACCGGCTGGGGATCACTCAATGAGATCGGCAAGGCCATCGTCATCCTGGAAGACCCGCGCATTGAAACGATCAGCACCAACCTTGGCCAACAGCACAAGGTGCGCAACTTCTACAGCAACATCTATGCGCCCAATGACCCGGCAGGCCCGGTGACCATCGATACCCATGCAGTGGCCGCTGGCCTGCTGCGCCCACTGTCTGGCAACAGCCGTGAGGTATTGCACAACTTTGGATCGAATGTCAAAGGTGAGGTTGGCCCAAAGAACAGCTCAATCACGGGCGTGCAAGGCACCTACGGCCTCTATGCCGAGGCTTACCGCCGGGCGGCTGCCGAGCGCGGGATCCTTCCACGCGAGATGCAATCGATCACCTGGGAAGCAGTGCGCGGCCTGTATCCTGATACCTTCAAGAGCCAAGCCAAGAATGTCGATCAGATCGATGGCATCTGGTTACAATATCGCAAAGGCAAAATGTCCCTTGAGGAGGCACGCAATGAAGTCTTCAAAAATGCCGGTGGAATCAGACCTCCAGAGTGGGAAGGAGCCGGACTACGTCCTGGATCTGCTCAAGCAGTTCAACCTGCCGGTAACGCGGGAGAATTACCTGGGGCTGGCATACCCGGAGGGGGTACCCCCGGAGCTGGAGGAATCCAGCCTGCCACCGGAAATCCGAAACGCCTAAAACAGGGCCGTCAAGCTCTGCAGTCTGGAGCTGAATGATGGCCAACCTACCACTCGATCAACGTCTAAGCCAGATGCTGCCAAGCGCAGCACCGGCAACCCCTGCTGAAGACATCTCATTGGAGCCCATGCCTGGCGCTGCCCAGGCTATGGAAACCGAGCCGCCGCTAGAGGCTGACCCTGGCACGCCCAGCATGGAAGAGGGGATCCAGGTTGCTGGCCCTATCGATGCCGCCATGCGCAAGCTGATCACCCGGCAGGCAACCAAGGCCGAGCGCAACCTGGTGCCAGATGCCGCCCGTGCCGCTGAAGGCGCTCTACCTGATTCAGCCAAGGTTGGTAGGTTCAAGCTGATCCCAGAAGCTGACCAAGTCCTGACAGACACGGTCGGCGCTGCCGTCAAGGCCCGGCAAGCTGCAGCCCCCAACATTGGCAAGCCCAGCCCCACCGCTGCCGAGCGCCTGGCCGGTGTGCCAGATGAGCCCTTCAACCTGTCGCGCTACCAGACCGAGGATGCCGCAGCCATTGTGGGCGGCGTGGCCGATGCGCTTGGGATCAAGACCAAGGCGGTGACCTTTGACGAGATCAAGGCCAAGGCAGCAGAGTCTGGCATCTCTGAGAATTTCCTGACCAGGTTGATCGGCAGCGATGGCCGCATGATGGCCAATGCCGTTGAAACCTACAAAGCGCTGTAGGTGCTGGAGTCCAGCGCCAACGAGCTGGATCGGCTCTTCAAGCTGGTCAACACTGGCGCTGCCACCGATGTTGACAAGCTGGTGCTGCGCCAGCAAATCGCCTTTCATGGCCTGATTCAGAAGGGTGTCAAGGGCATCCAGACAGAAACCGCCCGAGCCTTGTCTGTGTTCAGAATTCCCCGCGATGGGACAGCGCCTATCGTGCGCCAGGTGCTGGATGAATATGGTGGCGATGCCGCGTTGGCCGACATGGCCAAGAGCTACCTGGCCCTGGAATCGCGTGCAGCTCAAAATGCCATGGTCGAGAAGTCGATGATGTCTGGCCTCAAAGATGTCTGGTTCACCACCTACATCAATGGCCTGCTTTCCAACCCTGTGTCGCATGCGAAGAACGTGGTCTCAAATGCCATGTTTGGTCTGTACCAGATCCCCGAGAGACTGGTCGGCGCTTTCTACAGCAACGTGCTGCCGCCAGGCGTGCGCTCATGGAAGTCACTGATACCTGGCACCGAGGCCGAGAAGATCGCCTATGACGAGGCATTGACCATGGCGCAGTCGATGCGCAACGGCATCGTTGAAGGCATGCAACTGGCCAGCACTGCATTCAAGAAGAACCAGCCCAACGACTTGATGAGCAAGATCGAGGCGCAGCGCGGCATGGACGTGCCGCCCATCAGCTCTGCAGCCTTTGGCATTGAGTCTGACAAATGGTTTGCCAAGGCGCTGGACTACTATGGCACCGCGATCACGCTGCCTGGCCGGGCGCTCATGGCCGAAGACGAGTTCTTCAAAGGCGTGCTCTACCGCATGGAGCTCAACACCCAGATCACCAGGCGCGGCAAGCAGGTCTACCGCGATGGCATTGAGTCTGGCTTGACCGAAACCGATGCGATGGCAAAAGCATCGCTTGAGGTCGAAGGCCTGTTCAAGAATCCACCCAAAGATCTGGATGAAGCGGCAACCCTGTATGCCCAAAAAGGCACCTTCACTGCCGATCTGCCGCCTGCTCTGAAGAGTTTGCAGCAGGTCTTCAATCACCCCATGCTCAAGGTGGTGGTGCCGTTCTTCAAGACCCCGGCCAACATTGGGCTGCAGTTAATCGAGCGCACCCCATTCGCCCCGCTGTCCTCCCAATGGCGTGATGAGATCGCCAAGGGCGGCGTGTACCGGGACATGGCCCTGGCCAAGGTGACGTTGGGCAGCTCAGTGCTTGCGACCTTTGCCATGCTGGCCGCCGAGGGCAACATCACCGGGCGCGGCCCAGAGCGCAAGGCCGACCGCGATGCACTCATGCGTGACGGCTGGCTGCCCTACTCCATCAAGGTGGGCGATGCCTACTACAGCTACAACGGCATGGAGCCTGTGTCGGCGCTCATGGCCATCGCGGCTGACTACGCCGAATATGCCAAGCATGAGCCAGATGCTGGCAAGGTAGAGGAGGTATTCCTGGGGGCAACCTATGGCCTCTACGAGTACCTCAAAGAACAACCCTACCTGCAAGGCATCGCCGAGGTGTCCAAGCTGATTGGCACCAACCAGCAAGGCCAGGTGGACGGCAAGAAGATTGTCGATGGCCTGGTCAAGCAGTTTGGTGGCTTTGTGATTGGCGGCTCACCTGCCGGTGCCTACAGCTCGCTGGTGGCCGGTATTGAACGCTTGCTGGATCCCATGGCCAAGGACACCCGCGCCAGCCCCGAGCTGCCCATGGGAGTGCGCGGCTTTGTTGAGGCTTTCAACAAGTACCGCAACCGGCTGCCTTATGCCAACGAGGCTTTGCCAGATTCACTGAACCTGTGGGGCGACCCCATCATGCAGGGCCAGGGCAAAGCCTATGAGCTGGTGCTGCCGACCAGGGTTAGCCCGGCGCAGTTCAGCCACATTGATGACATGCTGCAGCGGCTTGGCTCGCCTGTCGGCATGCCAGAGCGCAAGATCGACGGTGTTGAGATGGACTCATTCCAGTACAACCGGCTGCTGACCATCTACGGCAAGGAGATGCCATCGCGCCAAGAGATCCTGGGCACCATGATGGCACCCGGATTTGATTTGATGTCCCTGGATGACCAGCAAAAGACCGTGCAGTTGGTGCATTCCAAGTTCATGGATGCGGCCAAGAAACAGCTCAAGTTTGAAGACCCGGATTTGCAGGTAAAGATTGACGAGCTCAAAGAGCTGCGCAAGGCAAATGGCCTCTACTACAAACCGCATTAACACCGTACAATTTCCCACAGGAAGGATTGCATCATGGCAGTACCAATCAGCAACGTGACCCGCCGACAGGTGTATTCGCCCAGTGGCTCTGGTGGCGCTGGCCCGTATTCGTTCACCTTTGAGATCCTGGCCAACACAGACATTGCCGTCTACAAAGATGACACGCTGCTGACGTTGACCACCCACTACACGGTGACCATCAACTCCAATGGCACCGGCTCGGTGACGATCACCGCTGCTGGCCTGGCTCTGTCTCCGACCTCGCCCACCCAGTACGCCATTGTTGGCAATCGCACCATTCAGCGCACCACCGACTTCACCACCGGCGGCGACTTCTTTGCCAATGCCATCAACGACGAGCTGGATCAGCAGACCATTTTTGCCCAGCAAAACGCTGAAGGCTTGGCCCGTGCATTGACCGCACCTCAGACAGATCCGACCAGCATCAACATGACGCTGCCGTCAAAGGCCAGCCGTGCCAACAAGACGCTGTCTTTTGATGCCAACGGCAACCCAACCCCTGGCGTGTCTGCTTCAGATGTAGCCAATGCTGTGACCTACGCAACCAACGCTGCCAACAGCGCCACGGCTGCGGCATCCAGCGCCAGCTCGGCATCGAGCTCGGCATCAGCCGCCAGCGGATCGGCCAGCACAGCCAGCACCCAGGCCAGCAACGCCTCAACCTCGGCGACCAACGCATCCAACAGTGCAAGCTCGGCATCTACGTCGGCCACCAATGCTGCCTCCTCGGCCAGCACGGCAGCGACTCAAGCCAGCAATGCCAGCACCTCTGCAACCAACGCGGCGAGCTCTGCATCTGCTGCAAGCACGTCTGCTTCCAATGCGGCCACAAGTGCAACCAATGCCAGCAACTCTGCCAGCACGGCAACCACACAGGCAAGCAATGCGGCCACCAGCGCGAGCTCTGCCAGCACAAGTGCCACCTCTGCAGCTAACTCTGCTGCGGCTGCAGCCTCTGCTTTGGACAGCTTTGATGACCGCTACCTTGGCACCAAATCAAGCGACCCAACGCTAGACAATGACGGCAATGCCTTGGCCGCTGGCGCTCTGTACTTCAGCACAAGCCAGAACGTGATGAAAGTCTATGACGGCGCGAGCTGGATCACAGCCACATCCGCTGGCGCGACATCCCTGCTGCAGTTCAAGTATGTGGCGACTGCAGGCCAGACCACATTCTCTGGTACTGCCACGGTTGGCGGCACGCTGACCTACACGGTCAACAACATTGTTGTGTTCTTGAATGGTGTGGCGCTGGACAGCACCGACTACACCGCGAGCACCGGCACAAGCATTGTGCTGGGCACTGCCGCTGCCTTGAATGACGAGCTGGTGATCATTGCGTTCAAGTCATTCACCGTGGCTGACACCTACACCAAGGGTGAGGTTGACGGGTTTGCTGTAAAGCTGACTGGCAATCAGACCGTTGCTGGCACCAAGACATTCAGCAGCAATCCCGTGCTGGATGCAGGCACAGCCAACGGCGTTGCCTATTTGAACGGCTCAAAGGTGCTGACCACGGGTAGTGCGCTGACTTTTGATGGCACAAATTTAACCGTAAATACGGGAACAGTCTCTGCCACTTATGGAAAACTGACCGTAGCTGGTGGCATAAGCATTACACCAGACTCATCCTCAAAATTTCAAATTGGTAGATACAGTGCAGGTGCGCCTTACAGCTACATCAAGATGGGGTCAACATCGTCTGGATTGAAATTCACAGACCCTGCCGATTCAGTAGATTTAGCCGTCCTTGATAGCTCTGGCAACTTTGGATTGGGTGTTACGCCTAGCACCACGACATTCTCTGGCTCAAGGATGTTGCAACTTGGCTCAGTTGG